CTGGCGTTCGATGTCGGCGTATTCTCCGGCACAGATCGCCTGGATTTTTCCCACGCGCTCACGCTCGATACGAATTGCCTGGAGCGCGACGTCACCATCGGCAACAACCGTTTTTTCCGGTTTGATTTCAGTTTCAGGGTTGATCTTTTTTTCCGCTGCCACAGTTTTTTCCTCCTTTGCAGTAATTTTCTTTTCCGGTTCTTTTTCATCCGGTTCTTTGCCAATGTTGAAGCTGGCCGCGACCTTTAATTTTGTGCCGCCGTCCGCGCCGACCGGAATCACCGAAATTTCCCTCAACGTCGATTCGCCGACGTGATAAAACGGCCCGGAATGTTCCTGACCGTTGACGATGCGTTTGCCTTTGACCAGTTCAGATTTTTTGACCTCGGCTCCGATACTGAGCTGCCAGTCAGCCCCGGCCTTGGATTGGGCGACGATGTCGTCGGCCTGTTCTCCGTTGGCGACGATATTGCCTTCGATTTCCAGCGTATTGTTCACGATTTTCGCCGCGACCATGCCGACTCGTGACGCCACCTTGTTTTCATGGTTCGCCAGGAGCGGTACCTGTTCCGGGATTTCCATTCCCGCCAGATCGACCACCACCGGGTATTTCCAGCCGGGGAGATTCATTTTGCCGCCGCCGTAAGCCAGTCCCATAACTTTCGGTTTGCCGCCATTGTCAGCAGCAGCTTCGATAATGAGAAATTCTTCCATGTCCTGTTTTTCCTTTTTTTGATTAAAAATTCACCTTGCCTTGCCACGCCCAGCCTCGCATTGCCCCGCCTGGCCAAGCAGCGCCTAACCTCGTATTGCCGCGTTAAGCTGTGCAGTATCTGAAAAATTATTTTTTTATTCGTCGTTCATAGCGTTGTCCTCCTTTTCGGCGTGGTTATTTCGTAAAAGGGTTATGTCTTCATCGGTCAGTCCGAGTTCCTGCATCAGCTTCTTTTCCCGCGCCGCCTGACGGAGTTCCGATTCCCAGTCTCTGCCCGCGAGGGAATATTCCAAAGCCAAATTTGTGGAATGATTTTTGAGCCGGATATCCTGAGCCCGGCTTTCCTTCATCGGATCGACGTGCGAATTGCCGTCCCAAAACCAGGCGTGCTGCGGCAGCGGATAGCGATAATTCATTTCGAATACCGGATGCAGCAGGAAATATTCCCGCAGCCAGGAGTGCAGAATCCTGTCCAGAATCACAGACGCGATAAACGACTGGTCCACCCGGATGGCCTTGAAATAAACCTGATGGTCAAGCCTGCCGCTGGCATAGTTGTAGCCGCTCGAATTTCCTTTGGCGATGTTGCTCGGCATCAGGATGCAGCGTACCGCTTCGTCAATCAGTTTGTCGACGTATTCTGCATATGTTGTCGCCGGTTGCTTGGGGTCGAGCTGCGCCATCTTCCAGCCGCCGGGCATGGTCAGGAGCATATTGCGCTCGAGTTCGACCAGCGCCATCGGATCGACTTCGTCAGCCTCGCCGTTGGGCGGCGCGTCCGTGTAGAGAATCCCGGAAAAATCAGCCGCCGCTTCGGCCGCTGTGAGTACCGCCAGCGTAAAGCGGCGCAGTTGCGAGAAAATCGGCAGCGCCGGAGTCATTTCCGGTACTCCCCGATGCTGTCCGGGACGATCAACGCGGAAGCAATGCAGCATGGATTCAGCAGGAATAGTCACCGCGTCGTCGTAACGGTTGAAACTGGCGCCGCCGGGGTGGAACTTCAGCACCCGGTAAAGGTCAGGATTGCCGAAACTGTCCATGATTATTCCGTCGACTTCGTATTTATCCATGCTCAAAGCGAATCCGCTGGCAACCTGATCTGCTTCAAGCAGCATCAGATCAAGCTGGATTTCGTGCGGGACTTTAGGGTTCGTCCCCATGATCCCGAAAGCTTCGCCGTCCTGGCACCTCGCCATCCGCATGGTGCGGAGTTTTTCCGGCAGCCGCACTGCCGCTGCCCATAGCATGAAATCCTGTTCAATCCGGCGGTTTAATACGTCATCCGAAGTCAGCATCTGCAATCTCGGCCCGGTACCGATAACGTCGTTCGCCAGCGTCAGGACGATGCCTTTCGCATACGAGTTATTGGAAATCTCGTACCGGGCCCGGTTGCGCAGAATTTGCCGGACTACGGGAGAGGCTTCGGCATCGGCGCTCAGGTTCCCGGCCGCTGCCCAGTGACGGCGGTTGTCGTGTGTGGTCTGCGCCGCGTCGAACCGCGCCGTCACCTGCCGGTTCCAGCCGGAAATCCCATGCGGCCTGAATACGGGCCGGGGAGAAGCTTTTATTTCCATCCTTCTGCCGTCAGGATAGTAAAGATATTTACCTTCTGGCTTCACTATTACGCGCCTCCCGGTGGACACAGTTTACTGATTCTTATTCCCAGACTTTTATTCTTCATGGCCTGTTTCGAGTTCAGATAGCGGTCCGCTTCGATCTGGTCTTTGATGGAATGCTGCTCGACTTTCTGTCCATCGCTTTCCGCCGATTTCGGCCCGGACGCGTTGTCTTTGATTTTCTGTTCAAGTTCGCTCATTGTAAAAATCCTCCATCATTTGAATTCTCATCCCTATCCAGCGGGCGCAATTAATCGTGAAAGCATTACCGCAGGCCTTGTAACGGGGAGTATCGGGACATTCACTTTTCGGTTTGCCGTTCCATTCGATTTGGGTATGGCCATCTGGAAACCCCATCAGTCTTTCGCATTCGACCGGCATCAGCCGCCTGACGGTCGAGCGATAGGAAACTGCGTGTTCGGCCTGGCTCCGCAAGGTCATGGCCACGTTTTCCGAATAATCCCGCGCCGCGTCATTCTTGACGAAACAGCACACGCCGTGCGGCGCGGAAGTGTTCAAGGTATACTGCAATTCTTCCTGAACCCCGACGCCGTTGCCGCCGTTTTTCACTTTGCGGTTGATAATGTTTTCGGCTATCCCGTAGCTTTTTCCCTCAAGGATTACCGGCATGTAATCATTGACCCGGTCCGCGTGCCCGCCGGTAAGATTCGGGGAAACATCGCCGGGACCGTTGCCACGCGCGTCGTAACAAACGACTGTCGTCGGTTCCGCGCCGTTGACCTTGACCGTGCCGGATGCCTTGTCTTCCTGCCAGAAGCCCTGGCCGGATTCCCGGCAGATAATCGTCTGGTCGTTCCCGACTCCGAGCGTATGGGAAATGTTGTCGCCCAGTAAAGGGCCTTTGCCTCCCTTTCCGCAGCCCTCCCTCATCCTGATGCTGTTGCAGATAATGGGAGCTTCATGGTTGCAGTTCAAAGTTGGAGCCTGATCGGCAAGAGCCTCGGCGTGGCCTTGTCCGTGAGCCATGCATACCAGATTCGGGTTTTCCATCCGGGTGATGTCGCCGTCGCCAGCTTCCAGCGTTTTGGCGGACAGGGCGTTCAGCGGCCTGCCGTGTTCGTCGACGAAGGTGTGCTGCTGTTCTTTGCCGCTGACTCCTCCAGGGCTTGCCGTAAGATTGCGGGCAATTCCCGCCCCCGCTTGGCGCTGCGGCGGAGTATCCCCTCGCAGGCAGCCGGGCTCAAAAAGTACCGCCGCGGCACGTTCCCAACCATCAATGCTTCCGATAAGGAAGATACGCCTTCGTCTTTGAGGGACAGCCCTTGGATATTGTTCCACTCGCACAAATTGCGCGTCCAGAGTTCGCCACGCCAAGCCGTATCCTCCGGGGGCTCCGGTGACGATGCCGGAGTTTTTCCAGCCTCTGACAAGCTCGCCGTTTTTCCTTTTTCCGAGTACAGGAACTTCAACTTTCCAGCCGCAGAAAGCTGATAATATTTCAGCGAAGGCCCGGCCTTTTCCTTGTGACAAAATTCCAAGCACGTTCTCAAGGCAAAACCACCTGGTTTTGAGGCGATGAGCCAGGCGAGCAAACTCAAGTGCGAGATTCCCGCGCGGATCATCAAGGCCTTTTCTAAGTCCTGCACAGGAATACGATTGGCAAGGTGGTCCCCCGATAAGCAGGTCGATTTCTCCGTCATAATCCTCCTTTTCTATCTTTGTGAAGTCTCCCAGATTCGGGATAGTCCCGCCTTCCGGGAACGTTGCGATTTTCTTTTGCCACAGCTCGCGCTGTTTCTTTTCTTTTTCCGTGTCCGCCTCGCCAGGTTCCAGTACCCGCTTCGGTTTTGTAGCCCCGAACTTCTGCATTAAAACAGCGCACGGAAACGGCTCGACTTCCGCGAAAAACGCCGGTTCCCAGCCCAGCGGTTCCCAGGCTAAAGTCGCGGCTTCGACACCGCTGCATATGCTTCCGTACCGCATTATTGCAGCTTCCCCTTTTTCTTTCTCATTCTGATAATGCCGTCGGCGAGAATGGATGCGACTTCCTGTAACGGTGAATTAGTC